TACCATCAGTCGATGAATTTATAACAGAAGAGAAAGTTGTAGAAGAATTACCTTCTGTTGAAGAGTATGTTGTAGATTTAGAAGAAAAAGTAATATACGAAAAACCAGATTTACCTTCAGTAGAAGATAAAATAGTTGATGAGAATTTACCAACTATTGAGGATTATATTGAGGATTATATTGAGGAAGAAAGTGCTGGTGGTGAAGAAATAGAAACTACTGGTGGCATCTCTGTTCAGGAATATAGTCCTGATATGCAGTTTAGGGATTATGAGTTTATTGATATTATCAAAAGACCTGAGTGGAATGAATTAGTTGGTCTTGTTAATGAAGTAAGAGATAATATACCAGATATTCCAGAAATAAAATATTATGATGATGATCTTGAAAAGATATCAGAAACTATTGAAGAGTTACGCTCTAAGATACCAGTAGTTCCTGAAGTAAAGTATTATGATGAAGAAATAGATCAGGTTAAACAAACAATATCTGATTTACCAGAAGTAAAATATTATGATCAAGAAGTAAGTAATTTAGAAGAAAGTTTTTCTGAATTAAAGGAATTTGTATCTAATATTCCAAATTATGATGATGAGTTAAATTCTTTAAGAGATAAGTTTAACTATGAAATTCAACAATTCTCAGAAAATGTTGAAGTAAAAGATTTTGATAAGAAAGTTGAAATTGATAATCTAAAGACAGATTTAAAAGAAACTAGTGAAAAGATATATGAAGAATTAAAAAAATCTTCCGATCAGATACATGAGTATAGACTCCATCTAAAAGATGATGATAGAAAATTAAAAAAACAAATATTAGGTCAATACAATCTTTTAAAGGAAAATATTGAGAAAAAAGTAAAGGAATTTAATACTAAAAATATTGAATCTCAAAATGTCATCACTGGTTCTTTAAAAGAGTATTTTGACGAACTACAAGAAAAAATATCTGCTATACCAGAAGTAAAATATTATGATGAACAAATTGAAGAATTAAATCATAAATTTGATATTGGTATTAAAGAAATACGTGAAATAGTAGATCAAATAAAAGAAACTCAGAAACAAGATCTACAAGAGAATCTTTTAACTGAACCACCTGATACTGATAATGAAGATCCATTAACTCCATTGGATCAGAAGTTTGTAACATATGAAAGATTACAAGAAAACTATCAACTATTTGTTAATAGGGTTCAACAACAATTAGCATCATTCGGTGGTGGTGGAGAAACCAAACTTCAATACCTTGATGATATTGTAGGTATTGCCACCAATCTAAGTGCTTATGATGGAATGTATCTTAAGTTAGATACATCTCAACCAGCAGGTAAGAATTTTGTATTTGAAACCGTTGCGTCTGCTGGAGCAGGTGGAACATGGGGAGTTGGATCTGCTGGTATTAGCACTACTAAGAATGTAGGTATAGGCACAACTGCAAAATCTGATTACGCTTTAGATGTTGAAGGTAATGCCAGAATTACAGGTATAGTAACAGTTGGTAGATCAACTATCACATTAAATCCCAATACTAATGTAGTAACAGTTGGAACTGGTATTACTCTAGATTCCACTAATAATCAGATTTTAATTGGTGGAAGTAAAGTTGCTGATTCTAGTGGAGATGCTGATTATACAGGTATTATTACTGCTTCTAGGTTTGTAGGTCCATTGACAGGTGATATTACAGGAGATGTTACTGGAAATGCAGATAGTGCCACTATTTTAGAAACAGCAAGATCTATTGGTGGCGTATCTTTTAATGGATCTGCTAATATTAATCTTCCTGGAGTTAACCAATCTGGAACACAAGATACTTCTGGAAATGCTGCTACTGCTACTACTTTGGGAAGTAGTTCTTCTGTTAATACTAGTGGTATTATCACTGCTAGTGAGTTTAAGGGTAATATAACTGGTGATGTTACAGGAGATGTATCGGGTAATATTACTGGTTCTGCTTGCACAATTACGACTGGTAATTTCACTAACGTAACTATTGGTGGAACTCTTACTTATGAGGATGTAACTAATATTGATTCTGTTGGACTTATAACAGCAAGGAGTGGAGTTGATTTTGGAAGTTCTGGTATTGTGAGAATTGAGAGTGTTTCTTCTACAAAAACTTCAACATCACAAGCATCTATTGATACCTTTGATGCAGAAACATGGCAATCAGGTAGTTATCAAATTCAAATTAGAAGAGGAACAGCATATCATGTAACATCATTAAATTTAGTTCATAGTGGAGGAACTGTTTACATGACAGAGTATGGAACTATAAAAACAGGAGTCTCTCTTGCTACGTTTGATTCCGATATTAATAGTGGAAATGTAAGAATATTAGCAACACCATCTTCCTCAGATTCAACTGTATTTAAAATGTCGAGGACTCTTATAACAAGTTAAGAAGTCTATATAATAAACTAGTGAGTTGTCATTATGAAAAAATGGATAGGTATTAGTCTAGGGACTTTATTGGGTATATCCCACATAGGTATGATAGGAATGATTGCTAGAAAGGATTCATTTCCTAAGTTAGATTTACCTATTGGTGAATATACATCTTATAATGTTACAGCAAATAAGGAAGGATATTCTATAAATTATAGAGCACATGATCCAAGAGTATTAGTAAAATCTGAGAATGTTGATCGACCTGCTGGATTGTTGGGATTAGGTAAGAAGAAGGTAGCAATACATGAGCAATATTATATTTCTCCATCACAAAGTAAAGGTGGTGGATTAAGTGCAAAAGATATCGCATGTATCAAGAAGAAAGGAGGTGGTGAACAAACAGGTAGATTAGTAGGTGGTGGACTTGGAACTGCTCTTGTTACTAATACTGGAGTAGGTTCTATTCCTGTAGTAGGATGGGTTCTTGCTGGTGCTGCTACAATGATGGGTATGGATCAGGGTGCAGAAATAGGTGGTCAAATGGCAGAGGATTTATCTAAGGAATGCGAAGAAGATAAATAAATATAACAGAGTCCGTCTCTTTACATGAAAAAATGTCCCACAGGTGAATATTACTGTAATGACAGTAAGAAATGTAAACCAATCCCAAGAGGGTATCATACTACTCGCCTTGGTTGGTTAGTTAGAGATAATGATGATGAAAACAAAAAGAAAAATGGTAATGGCAAAAAATCTAACGGATCTTCTAACGGACATGGGAATGGTTCAAATGGTAATGGTAATGGTGGTTACCAGTCTAGCAATGGTGGGAGTGCTAACGGCTCTAATGGTGGTGGAGGAGTAAGTGAATCCACATACATACCAAGAAGAACAGGAAATATAGTAACTGCAATGTTGGCGTGGAGAGGAAGTCAGTACAGTCTTCAAATGTTTTTCCCCCACATCAAAACCCCCTCACGCAGAGAAGTACAGGATCAAGTGAGAAAAGTGTATCCTAATGCTAAACTCTGGAATTACAAAGTTTCGGACTATGACCCAGGAGAACCTCTCCTCCAGATCGGAGGAAAACAAAACTAAAGATTTAGAGAAGAAAGTAGATCAATTAGAAAGAACATTAGAATTAGTAAAGAAAACCCTAGATCATGATAAACAAATGAATGCACAACAACCTAAACAATTAAAATTTGGAAAATATGAAATGACTTAATTATGGATGACATTTATTTAGGTAATCCCAATCTAAAAAAAGCAAATGTTGCTCAAGAGTTTACTCAGGAGCAAATTGAAGAGTTCATGAGATGTGCAGCAGATCCTGTATATTTTGCTAAGACCTATATGAAGATAGTTTCTCTTGATGAGGGACTTGTTCAATTTCAACCATATGATTTCCAAGAGAAGTTAATTAGAAACTTCCACGAGAATAGATTTAATATATGTAAGATGCCTCGTCAGACGGGTAAGTCCACTACGTCTGTATCATATCTGTTACACTATGTTGTTTTTAATGACAGTGTGAATGTTGGCATACTTGCAAACAAAGCAGCGACTGCTAGAGACTTGTTAGGTAGATTGCAGACTGCATATGAGAATTTACCTAAATGGATGCAGCAAGGTATTATATCTTGGAATAAAGGATCACTAGAATTAGAAAACGGATCAAAGATATTAGCAGCATCTACATCTGCTAGTGCTGTTCGAGGTATGTCATTTAACATACTATTCCTTGATGAGTTTGCATTCGTTCCTAATCATATTGCAGAAGCATTCTTTAGTTCTGTTTATCCTACTATTACGTCTGGTAAAACAACTAAAGTTATAATGGTTTCTACTCCTCATGGTATGAATCATTTTTATAGGTATTGGCACGATGCAGAAAAAGGTAAGAATGAATATATCCCAACTGATGTTCATTGGTCACAAGTTCCTGGTAGAGACTCTGAATGGAGAAGACAGACTATTGCAAACACATCTGAACAGCAGTTCAAGATTGAGTTTGAGTGTGAGTTCTTAGGATCTGTTGATACTCTTATTGCACCAAGTAAATTAAGAACTCTTGTTTATGAAGAACCAAAAACAAGAAGTGCTGGATTGGATATCTATGAAGATCCTGTAAAAGGACACGATTATTTAATGACTGTTGACGTAGCAAGAGGAGTAAGTGAAGATTATTCTGCCTTTGTATTAGTAGATATCACAGAGTTTCCTCATAAAGTTGTGGGTAAGTATAGAAATAATGAAATTAAACCAATGATATTTCCCAATTTAATTTGGGAAATAGCAAAGAAATATAATAATGCATTTATAATGTGTGAAGTAAATGATATTGGTGATCAGGTGGCTTCTATTTTAAATTTTGATTTGGAATATGAAAATTTATTAATGTGTTCTATGAGAGGTAGAGCAGGTCAAGTTGTAGGTCAAGGTTTCTCTGGCAAGAAAACTCAACTTGGAGTTAAGATGTCCAAGACTGTTAAAAAAGTCGGTTCTCTTAACTTAAAAACTCTTATTGAGGCAGATAAGATTATATTTAAGGATTATGAGATTATATCTGAATTAACAACATTTATCCAAAAAGCAAATTCATTTGAGGCAGAAGAAGGGTGTAATGATGATCTTGCTATGTGTTTAGTAATATATGGATGGTTAGTTCAGAATGATTATTTTAAAGAACTTACTGATCAGGATGTTCGTAAAAGATTGTATGAGGAACAGAAAAATCAGATAGAACAGGATATGGCTCCATTTGGTTTTATGGATGATGGGTTGGATAGTGAAAGTTTTACTGATGCTGATGGAGATAGATGGTTTCAGGGAAAAGCAGGAGATGAGTATGGTGACATGTCACATATGTGGGAATATATGTCATAATGGAATTTGACGATAAGCAATTAAAACTTGGGCATTTGTTGCTTGTCGATAGAAAGTGTAGAGTATGTGGAGAAGAGAAAAATTTAATAGATGGATTTTATAGAACTAGAAAGAGTAGAGGAGCAGTTGCATCATCATATTCATACGAATGTAAGATATGCACCATAAGAAGGATAGTAGAAAAGAGGAAGAAAAAACCTTTCAGTGATTGGGCATACCCAGATTGGTAACTGTTCACTCCTTGTTTCCCCACTGTAAATACCCTAATTAATAAATATTTTCAGATAAACTGAGACATCGGAGAAAAACATGGCAACTCCTCAATTATCTCCTGGAGTACTGGTAAGGGAGGTTGACCTAACAGTAGGAAGAGCAGAAAATGTATTAGATAACATTGGTGCTATTGCAGGACCATTTGAAATTGGACCTGTAGATGACATCATTGAAATTTCCACAGAAGAACAATTACAAAACACCTTTGGATCCCCCATAGGAACTGATGCACAGTATCAATACTGGATGACTGCATCATCATTCCTTTCATATGGTGGTGTTCTTAAGGTTGTTAGAACTGCAGGTGATAACCTGAATAATGCTAACGCAGGTGTTGGTGTTGCTTCTACGGCTGTCCTTAAAATTTACAACTACGATGATTACTTAAACAATCATCAGAGTGATGCTACATTCACTTATTCATCAAAGAATCCTGGAACTTGGGCAAATACACTCAAAGTTTGTCAGATCGATAATGCTGCAGACCAAACTATAGGTATTAGCACAAATAACTTGTATAATGCTGGTGCTCGTGTTGGATTTGCTGTTACTGCTAACATAGATGGAGCAATTGTTCCAGGTATAGGAACCACGGGTGGATTTACTGGATTCCTAAAGGGAATTATTACTGGTGTAAAAACAGACTCTACAAATAGTAATAGCACATTTGATGTTAAGATTACTGATAGAATATCAGCAATTGGTGGTATAACTTCTTACTTCCCAATTGATTATGCAGAAGGAAATTCAATTACTGCGTTTAAATCAGATTCATCTGTTCAGTTCCTTAATAACTCTGGTGTTACTACTGGACACTCTGCTAGTGCAGCATATACTCCAGCATCAGTTAAAGACTGGTATGATGAGCAGACATTAGGAATTAATAATGCCACTGTTTTCTGGAAAACATTAGCACCTAGACCATTAAGTAGTAACTATGTTACCGAAAGAAATGGTAAGAACGATGGTATACACGTTGTTCTAGTTGATGATGAGGGTAGATTAACGGGTATTAAAGGAAATATTGTTGAGAAGCATCTTAACCTTTCTAAGGCAAAAGATACTGTTTCTTCAGTAAATCCACCACAAAAAACTTACTACAAAGATTATCTTGCACTTTATTCAGATAATCTCTACGCAGGTAAGAACCCATCTGAAGGTCCAGATGCCAATTGGGGAACTGCACCTTTAGCAACTGGATTCTCTACAGCATGTACTCCAGTTACAACTGGTGATGGATTATGGGGTCTAGATGCACAGGGTGTTACTTACTCTGCATTGGGTAATATTTCATACTCTCTAACAGGTGGTCAGGATTACGGTTCAATTCCATCTGGAGAAGTAAAAGGTGGAATGAAGGCTACATTAGCAGACCTAATGACATCTTATAGATTGTTCTCTAATAAAGATGAGGTTGCAGTAGATTACCTCATTATGGGACCAGGATGCGATGTTGAGTCTGATTCTCAAGCAAAAGCAAATCAATTGCTTTCAATTGCTGGAGATAGAAAGGACTGTATGGCAACAATTAGTCCACACAGAGCAAATGTTGTTAACATTACTAACACTGAGACACAGACTGAGAATGTTCTAAACTTCTTTAGTCCACTTCAATCATCATCTTATGGTGTATTTGATAGTGGTTATAAGTATATGTACGACAGATTTAACAATGAATTCCGTTATATTCCATGTAATGGAGACGTTGCTGGTCTAATGTGTCGCACAAATATTACTTCATATCCTTGGTTCTCACCTGCTGGACAGCAAAGAGGTGTTATAAACAATGCAGTTAAACTTGCATATAACCCAAGTAAGACACAAAGAGACAGACTTTATCCTCAAAGAATTAATTCTTTCATTACCACACCTGGTATAGGAACACTTCTCTTTGGTGATAAGACAGCACTTGGATATGCATCAGCATTTGATCGCATTAACGTTCGTCGTTTATTCCTTACTATTGAGCAAGCACTTGAAAAAGCAGCACAGGCTCAACTATTTGAACTCAACGATGAGTTAACAAGAGCAAACTTCCGCAATATTGTGGAACCATATCTACGTGACGTTCAGGCTAAGAGAGGATTATTTGGATTCCTCGTTATTTGTGACACAACAAATAACACTCCTGATGTTATTGATAATAACGAATTCCGAGCAGACATCTTCCTGAAGCCTGCGAAGTCTATCAATTACGTTACCTTGACTTTCGTTGCTACCAGAACTGGTATCAGCTTTGAAGAAGTCGCAGGTAGAGTTTAAGTTCTAGCTCTAAATATCACAGGAGGAATTAATCAATGGCAACATCCAGAGCAAACAAAAACATTTCGCAATTTAAATCGAAATTGATAGGTGGCGGTGCTAGACCGAATTTATTTGAAGTTGAACTTACTACGTTACCACCTAACGTAGTAGCAGATTGGGATGCTGATATATTTCAGTTTATGTGCAAGGCAGCAGCATTACCTGCTCAGAATATTGCAAATATCGATATCCCATTCAGAGGTCGAATTTTTAAAGTTGCTGGAGACAGAACAATTGATACGTGGACTATCACAGTTATCAATGATGAAGACTTCAGATTTAGAAATGCCTTTGAAAATTGGACACAGCAAATTGCTAATCTAGATGATAATTTGGGAACAACTGACCCTAATGCTTATATGGTCAATGCTAAAGTATACCAACTTGGTAGAGGGTCAGAAAAGAGCAGTCAGAATAATAGTGGCACTGAGAATGTAGTATTAAAAGAATACGAATTCCAAAATATATTTCCAACAAATGTGTCAGCTATTGACTTATCTTACGATACAGGTGATACTATAGAAGAGTTCACAGTTGAATTCCAAGTTCAATCTCTCAAATTAACTGGAGCTGGCAATCCTAACTAATCTAGGGTTGATAAATAGTAAAAAAGTTTCGTAATCATGGCAAAGCTCTTTGGGTTCTCGATAGAGGACGCAGACGAACAATCACTACCTAAAACGGCGGTCTCTCCCGTTCCTCCAAATAACGAGGACGGGAATGATCACTTTTTAAGTAGTGGTTTTTTTGGTTCTTATGTTGATATTGAAGGAATATATAGGACTGAGTTCGATCTAATTAAAAGATATCGTGAAATGGCTCTTCATCCTGAAGCAGACAGTGCAATAGAAGATATTATAAGTGAAGCATTAGTATCAGATACAAATGATACTCCAGTAGAAATTAATTTAGATAATCTTAATGCAAGTGATGGTATTAAGACTAAGGTTAGAGAAGCATTTAAATTTATAAAAGATTTATTGGACTTTGATAAGAAAGCACATGAGATTTATAGGAATTGGTATGTGGATGGTAGAATATATTATCATAAAATAATAGATTTAAAAAAACCTGAAGAAGGTATTCAAGAGTTGAGATATATTGACGCAATGAAAATGCGTTATGTAAGACAACAGAAAAAAAATAAAGATGATAAGTATAGGGTTAATAATAATGCTATTAGTCAAAACCCAATGGATTATGAGTTTCCTGAAATAGAGGAATATTTCATATATACACCAAAACAAACTTATCCTGTTGGTAATGCATCTCCAAATAGTGGAAATAATGGAATTAAAATTGCAAAGGATGCAATAACATACTGCACATCAGGTTTAGTTGATAGAAATAAAGGAATTGGTCTATCATATTTACATAAAGCAATCAAATCTCTCAACCAATTAAGGATGATTGAGGATAGTTTGGTTATATATAGACTATCCCGTGCTCCAGAGCGCAGGATTTTCTACATTGATGTAGGAAATTTACCGAAGATAAAAGCAGAGCAATATCTCCGTGATGTGATGATGCGATATCGGAACAAACTTGTCTACAATGCTGACACAGGAGAAGTCCGAGATGACAAGAAGTACATGGCAATGCTTGAAGATTTCTGGCTCCCTAGAAGGGAAGGAGGTCGTGGAACTGAAATTTCTACTCTACCTGGAGGTCAAAACCTTGGTGAAATCACGGATATTGAGTACTTCAAAAAGAAATTATATAGGTCGCTCAATGTACCCACATCAAGAATGGACGGAGAAGGAGGATTCAATCTGGGAAGATCCTCTGAGATATTAAGAGATGAGGTTAAATTTAGTAAGTTTGTAGGTCGTTTGAGAAAGAGATTCTCAAATATGTTCTCTGATATGTTAAAAACCCAATTACTTCTAACGAATGTAATTACTCCTGAAGATTGGGAAGTAATGAGTGAGCATATTCAGTTTGATTTCTTATATGATAATCACTTTACTGAACTAAAAGAAACAGAATTACAGAATGAAAGATTAGCATTACTTGCTACAACAGAACCATATATTGGAAAATATTATTCTCAAGATTGGGTTAGACGTAATGTTCTACGTCAAACTGATGAAGAAATAATAGAAGAAGATGAGAAGATTGAAAAGGAAATTAAAGATGGTATTATTCCTGATCCTGCTGAAATGATGTTAGATCCAGAAGGTTCTGGTGGAATGAGACCAATGCCAATTGAAGGAGAACTTGGTGATAATGGTGCAGGAGGAGAACCCGATGCTGCACTTAGATCTATGAATGTAGATACTAAAGTTGCAACTCAGGATGCAAATATAGTTAAGCCAAAAGGCGGAGAGATATAATGGAAGATAATCAGCCCCAAAAAGATGAGGCTGGCAAACCATATTTAAAAGTAGATTGGGATGTAAGGCATATTAGATTATTACATACCGCTGTTTCGTATTATGTTGAGAAGATGTATCCTAAAAATATAATGGATGTTAGAGGTGAAAAAGAGAGAATGGTTGCTATGAAAGAAGCATTATATAAAATTATTCTTGAGTATAATTATCAGTCGTAATAAATAGTGTCTAAATAGTATACAGTTACTCATTTGACACTATTAATATGGATGAACTTATGGATATGATTGCTGCGGATGATTCGGCCTCACAAGTCAGCGATAAAATAAAAGATCTTTTATACGCAAAGTCAGCTCAGAGAGTTGATGAATATCGTCCCGCTGTGGCATCTGGTGTTTTTAATTCTGATAATGCACCTACTCAACAAGAGGTTGACGCAGAATTAGAAGCAGAAACTGAAGTAGAGACTGAAGTTGAACCTGAAGAACAGGATGAAGAGTAATTATAAATAACTAGTAAATGAATTTTAATACTATAAGGTTTGTATAAATGGCTCATCAACCCGTAGGAAGTGGTGCTTCCATAGCATTAACAACTGATACTGCAAATACTACAAGTAGTGGAATAGCTCAACAATCAGATACTTTGAGAGTTGTTCTCGTAGGGGCTGATGCTGTGCAAGGTGCTCACGTTGCAGTGGGAACTGATGCTTCTGCCACAACCGCAAGTTATTATGTTGCTAAAAACGTTCCTGCATCCATTAGTATAAGTAGACCTTCTTCTCAAAGAGTGGTTGGAATTACTACTGGTAGCACAACATTAATCGATTTTCCTGAAGGAACTGGTTCACCATTTGGTTTAGGATCTCGTGTTAATTTGACAGTAACAGGTCAAAGTTATTATGATGATGCAGTTGGTTTTGCAACTGTAACTAAAGTATGGAGTGGAGCTGGTAGAAACGGTAATTTTTCAACAAGAGTTACTGTTGATGCAAATACTTCTGGTATAGTAACAGCATACAGTTCTGATAACTATGCAGAATTGAGAAATTCATTTAAAGTGAGTGCTCTTGCTAAAGGTGGTGCTGCCACTGGAAAAAGCACATTATATTATCAACAAGTTCAGATCACAGGGGAAGGTTGATGAAACTCATTACGGAAGAAATTGAATCAGTAGAGTTTCTTGTCGAAACTAGAAATGGCAAGAAGTCCATGTATATTGAGGGTGTTTTCTTACAAGGAAATATCAAGAACCGTAATGGTCGCATGTATCCAATGGAAACTCTTAGGAGGGAAGTTGGACGTTACAACGAAAATCACGTTGTATCTGGCAGAGCTCTTGGAGAACTTGGTCATCCAGAAGGTCCTACCGTAAATCTCGATAGGGTCTCTCATAAAATAGTATCACTTAAGGAAAGTGGTTCTAACTTTATTGGTAAGGCTAAACTTCTTGGCACACCAATGGGTAAAATTGCATCTTCACTTCTTGACGAGGGTGTAAAATTAGGTGTATCTTCTCGTGGTATTGGATCTTTAAAGCCAACCCGTGAAGGTGTTAATGTAGTCGGTGACGACTTTATGTTAGCAACTGCTGCTGACATCGTTGCTGATCCTTCTGCTCCCGATGCATTTGTTGAGGGAATTATGGAAGGAAAAGACTGGGTGTGGGATGGTGGTATTCTTCGTGAGAAGTTTGCTGCTAAGACGTATCAAGAGATTGATACATTGACTACACAGAAGAAATTAGAAGAGCGTAAATTGGCTCTATTTAATAATTTCTTATCAAACTTATAAATATTCTAAATAAATATAGATTTAATCAAGCGTAAATCGGAGAAACCTTCAATGTCTAGTGGAAATCAATTACAAGAAATGGAAGTAGGCACAAAGCAATCTAAGACTGCTGTTAATGCTAATGCCAAACCAGCAGAACCAATGCCAAAACTAACTACTGGTGGAACTGCACCAAGTTATGAGGACTTAGGTGGCCCTACCCCAGATAACTATAGCCCTACTAATGATAGTGCTAAGTTAAAAGATCCTGCTGGCAGTCTGAAGAAAGTAGCCGATGCGATAACAAATCGCAAAGGAAAAACTCTAAAGCAAGGAGACGAAGTAGAAGTGACTGACGAACAAGAAGTTGTTGCAGAAGAACCTGCTACTGAAGTAGAAGAAACAATCGTTGCCGAAGAGGAAACTGTCGAGGAAGAGACAGTTGAGTATGATATGGAAGACGATCTTAATGCTCTTGTCCAAGGTTTAGAACTCAGTGAGGAGAACCAAGGAAAAGCAAAGACAATCTTTGAAGCCGCTATCAACTCAAAAGCTTCCGCAATCCGTGCAGAAATTCAAGAAGAGTTTGACTCTAAACTTGATGAGCATGTAGAAGAAATTAAGGTAGGTCTACAAGAACGTGTAGATTCTTACCTTGAGTATGTCGCCGATGAGTGGTTCGATGAGAACCAACTTGCCATTGAAAATGGCCTTAAGGCAGACATGACCGAATCATTCCTTGAAGGAATGAAGGGTCTTTTTGAAGAACATTATGTAGAAATCCCTGAAGAAAAATATGATGTCCTTAAGAGTATGGTAGAAAAACTTGATGACATGGAAACCAAGCTCAATGAGCAAATAGAAAAGAATATCAATTTAAACGGTAGACTCGCAGAGTCTGTCGCTGATGGTATCTTAGAATCTGTTTCTGATGGCCTTGCTGCTACGCAGAAAGAGAAGCTCGCTTCACTTGCTGAAAGTGTAGAGTTTGAAAGTGACGAAGAGTATCGTGAAAAGTTAGAGACATTGAAGGAATCTTATTTCACTTCAAAAGCTCCAACTACAAAGACTGAAACACTATCTGAGGGACTAGATTCTGCACCAGAAACTTATTCTGGATCAATGGAATCATACCTTAAGACACTTTCAGCTTTCAAAAACTGAATTTAAGATTATTCAAACGTAAACACTATTAGGTAAACTAAGATGTTCCAATCAGAACATTTAGTCGAAAAGTGGAAGCCCCTCCTAGAGTATGAGGGTCTCGATAAAATCGAAGACAATCATAAGAGATCGGTTACTGCTGTTCTACTAGAAAACCAAGAAAAATTTTTAAGAGAGTCATCTGCTTTCCAAGAAAGTGGATCACTACTTAACGAAGCCGCACCAACAAACTCTGCAGGTAGTAACCCTGCTGGTTTCAGTGGTAATGCAACTGCATCTGGTCCTGTTGCTGGTTTCGACCCTGTTCTAATCTCATTGATTAGACGTTCAATGCCAAACTTGGTCGCATATGACCTTGCTGGTGTTCAACCAATGTCTGGTCCTACTGGACTTATCTTCGCAATGCGTTCTCGTTACGAGAAGCAGACTGGAACCGAAGCGTTCTACAACGAAGCAGATACTGCATTCTCTGGAATGAATGCTAGTTATAACAATACCTCTGGATTCGGTAATACATCCGTTGGTTTTGGTACAACTAACCAGACAGGAACAAACCCATCTGTTCTTAACCCAACTTCTTCTGCTACTTCTACCGACTATAACGTTGGTCAGGGTATGGAAACAAGTGAGGCTGAGGCACTTGGAACTTCTGGTTCAGCAGCTTTCAACCAGATGGCATTCTCAATCGAGAAAGTCACTGTAACTGCACGTTCCAGAGCACTTAAAGCTGAGTACTCATTAGAGCTAGCTCAAGACCTTAAGGCAATCCATGGCTTGAATGCTGAAGCTGAGTTAGCAAATATCCTTTCTACAGAGATACTTGCTGAAATCAACAGAGAAGTTATTCGTACCATTTACAAGACTGCTGAACAGGGTGCTGTTTCTAACACTGCTACTGCTGGTATATTCGATCTAGATATCGACAGTAATGGTCGTTGGTCAGTTGAGAAGTTCAAGGGACTACTCTTCCAGATTGAAAGAGACGCAAACGCAATCGCACAAAGAACTCGTCGCGGGAAGGGCAACATTATCCTCTGCTCTGCAGACGTTGCTTCTGCATTAACAATGGCAGGTGTACTTGATTACACTCCAGCACTTAATGCTAACCTTAACGTTGATGATACTGGTAATACATTTGCTGGTGTTCTTCAAGGTAAGTACAGAGTATACATCGACCCATATGCTGCTAACCTAGATGTTTCTGGTAACACCCAGACAAACAATGGTAACCAGTACTATGTTGTTGGATACAAAGGATCTTCACCTTACGATGCAGGACTGTTCTACTGCCCATACGTTCCACTACAGATGGTTCGTGCAGTTGGAGAAAACAGCTTCCAGCCTAAAATCGGATTTAAGACACGTTATGGTATGGTTGAGAACCCATTCTCACAAGGAACTACCCAAGGATTGGGTACTCTTACAGAGAATGCCAACCGTTACTACAGACGTGTTGCTGTTAAGAACCTCATGTAAGAAGAAAGGATATATATCCTCTTACGTCAAAGACTCTCCTTCGGGAGGGTCTTTTTTTATATCAAGATAAATATTTAAAAAAGATTATGCCTTACTTATCTCCAAAGAAAAGAATAAAACCAACTATAGATGCTGTAGAAGATTTTATCTATGAATTGGGTGAAATCTCTGATGATGGAGAGAAAGTTACTATTGAAGGAATAGAAGTTGGCGTTGAGAAGAATGTAAGAACTGGTAAAGCTCCTATGAAATTGGAGTTGGTTTTTGATCATCCAGGTGCTTCAAGATATATTAACAAACTTAAGCAGAGGATATGGAAAGAATTGAAACAATATTATGATATGCCATTTAATGATATTACGGTGAAAGGTTATAAGGCACTCCCATTTGGATATAAAGGAGATGGTACTCATACAATTCTTAGTTTTGATATTACTCAAGTTAAAGCGGTTCCAAAAGGTGCTGTTCCTGCACCTATTCAGGAAGAAGGAACAACGGTTATATTAAATGCTGCATTGAAGGATAATGCAAAAATTACTGCGAATGAGCAAAGGCAGATTCTCGTTGATGGTAAATCTATAAAAACAGAAACAAAATATAAAATATATGCAAAATTAGAAAAGTTGTTTGGTCCATATAAAGGCAAATTAGATAATTGGCTTTGGACATATTATCAACAGAACAAAGCATTCTTGAAGGAGTATGGTCACCTTAGTTGGGACCCTTTTGAATTTGGGGATAGAGATTTTGTGACATTTTTTGAAAATCATATGGATGAAATGGAGAGAGAATCGGGAATTAAAGCAGGGGATTATACAACATGGAACCCATCTGATATATGGGCAGTTAAAGGAATGGATTCTGTTAGGACTAAACTTAACACAGCACTTAAAAAGGGAACTTTGATAGAGATGAATAGTGTATTGATTAATTTAATGGAGGATAATAAACTAATGGGGATATCTCTTAAAATGATAAAGAGTGGTGCTGATGCAAATGTAAAGTTACATAATGTTGAAACATCCTCTGCTTTAAAAGCTTTGGGTTTAGTTCATAAAGTAGAAGAATATACTATGAAAGATATTTCTTTTAGATATGATAATATTTGGGAAGGTGATACATCATATGTTCCCACTCAAGTTAAGTTAGGTAAGAGTGGTAAGTATGAAATTAATATTAGAAGATCAGGTAATGGTATAGGTTTCAATACTCAAATTAAAGGTGCTCCTGCTCAAGCGGGACAAACCCCTACTTGGATGGTAGTTGATTCATTAAAGACTAGTGTATTGCCAACAGGAACGAAACTAACAAAATTTAGTAAAGATCATGGTGATTATCCCCAAACAGCAGATGATTTTGCGAAACAAATGACAGGTTATAAAACGATGTATGAGTTTATAACTAAGAACAAGAGGGGTGCAAAAACATGGAATCAATTTATGCTTTATATTGGTGGTTTTTATGGAGGTGGAGCAAAAGGAACACAAGTGGCGGTTATTAGGTGTATGTTAATAGCATTTTGGTATGCTGCTCTTAAAAATTATTCAGCAGATACTCCTGAATCAGCAGAGTTTTGGACAGACCTTCTCTATACTGGTATGAAAATAAAACCTGGTAGAGAATTTGCACCACACGCAAAGATATCATAAGACCATAAATACAGATAGGAGACCTGCGTTCTATTACTATGAGTCGTAAACAATTTAAATTGAAATTACTACAACGTTTTGAGGATGCTTTAGAAGTGAGACTCGCTGGTGTTAAAGCTGCGAAAGCAAAACTTGAAGAACAAATAAACAGAGATGAATAATGGCAACTAGAAAACCACCTGCTGATAGACCAGGAACCCCTATTGATAATAGAAACTTTTTATCACCTGTTGGTTTTAAGTTCTCTTTAAAGAGAGCACCTGGTGTTGCATTCTTTTGTAATCAAGCAAACATACCATCTATGGATCTTGGTATTGCAGAGCAACCAACATATCTAAGAGATATTCCAACTCCTGGTGATAAGATTCAATTTGGTGATCTTACTTTAAGATTTTTAGTTGATGAGGATCTTGTTAATTATATGGAATTGCAAAGGTGGATTCGTGGATTAGGATTTCCAGAAAGTATGCAAGAGTTTCGTAAATTGGAAGGTGAAGCAGTATTACCAGGTAATTTTGGTAATGCAGGAGATGACATATATTCTGACGGAACACTTCAAATATTAAGTAGTAATCTGGTTCCATCATTTCAAGTAGTATTTTCAGATCTTTTCCCTTATACTCTTTCAACTGTAACATTTGATGCAACCGATACTGATATAGAATACTTTACAGCAGACGTGTCTTTCAAGTATACTATATACAACCTTACTGATATGGAAAATAAAGCTTTATGAGTTTAAGTC